ACCCGGTTCTAATCAGGTCAAATACAATAATTGGATGTATGGCAGAAATGCTAGTGAGCCTTGGTGTGCATCGTTTGTTGCTTGGTGCTTTAAAGGTTCAGGACTTGTGCCGAAAACCGCTTCTTGCCTGAATATGCTTGAATGGTTTGAACGCAGAGGTCAAATAGTGAAAGAGCCGAAACCCGGTGACATTGTGTTCTTTAAATATCCTACAAACAAACGCAGAACTAATCATGTTGGAATAGTGGTAGCGGCTAGTGGAAAGATAATCAATACCATTGAAGGGAACACTTCATCAGGAAGTACGGGTTCACAAGATAATGGTGGCATGGTAGCACAGAGAAACAGATATCAGAACATCGTTGCTTATGCTAGACCAAAGTATGACGGACTTGCACCGTCTGTTGTTACAAAAGAAGGGCGTGACACATTAAGAGTTGGTTCAAAGGGTAACGATGTTCTTTATCTTCATAAGCAGTTGAAGAAGTTAAAGTATGGTGTTGATGTAAATTCAAACTACTTTGATTCAACTACAAAGATATGTGTAATAAACTTTCAGGCAACTCACAATTTAGAGCCGGACGGTATCGTTGGTAAAAAAACGTGGGCTGAAATAGATAAGATAGTTTAAACAAGGGTTGTGGTGGCAACTCTTTTTTAATATATGCGCATATATCAAAAGGAAGGGAGTTAAAAATATGGCAGTAAGAACATATACGCAGTCGCAACTCAATAACAATATGAGTGGTACTAATGCTAATGCGATATACTATGCCACACACGGCGGTTCAGGAAACACCCCGGTTGTATATAACAATGGTTCAGGAAACTATGCTTCCGTAGACAAAAACGGAAACATCAGCTATACAATAGGCGGTGGAGCTGGAGCTGGAACTGACACAGACAAAACGCCTAAAGGTGGCACAACTACAAGTAATGGTGACGGTTCATACAGTGGAAGTTATGACACTTCAGCTTATGGTTATGGTGGTAACAGTTATGCGGCATCATTAGAAGCGTTGTTAGCACAGCAGAGGGCGGCCGCAGAAAACGCATATCGTAATTCAATGGCAAGACTTGAAAGCGCATGGGGAGATACGACAGACGCACTTGCTAAAAACCTTAATTCTACACTTGGAAGACTTGACGAGCAGTACAAGTATAATGAAGGTAGAGCGCAGAATGATGCTAACAAGTCATTAAGAGAAGCCTATATTAATTACATGATGAACAAGAAGAATCTGAATCAGGGCTTGACAGCTATGGGCTTGTCAGGCGGTGCAACAGAATCTTCTATGGCAAAGTTGTTTAACAATTACGGTAACTCACGAAACAACATCAATACTACACTTGCTGATAATATTGCTATGCTTCTTCAGGATTTAGGCAATAACAAGTCGCAAGCAGAGCAGTTGTATAATACACAGTTTGCCGATGCAAGAAATAATTATATGGCACAGATGAACGCATTGGAAGCCGCTTTAGCAAGCAACCTTGTTTCATCATATAGCGGTAGCAATTTAAGTAATATTGCTAGTTATGCTAATGCTTTGAATAGCCTTAACGGTGATTACAATGTTACAACGCCTACACAGAATACGTTAGCAACTAACCTTGTTTCAACAACAGCTAACAACAACATGGGTTCTGTAACAGACTATGCAAAGTGGAAGGCTATGGCTGACAGCTTGTCAAGTCAGGGTGCAACCCCGGATGCTATTATTTATCAGTTGATGAATAACGGTGCAGACGCAAACGCAGTAAGAAGCGTATTCGGTTATTAAAACTATGGGAAGGGTGTAAAAGCCCTTCCCTTTTCTTTGGAGAAAAAACATGGCAAAAAAGAAATCTAAAGCATCTTATAGACGTGGTTTAATAGATAGTGCTATCAATAATGCACAGAATCGAATCCAGCAAGAACAGAAAGCGGCACAAGAAGCGGCTAAAGCACAGATTCCTAGCTATGCTAAAGGAATGTCGCTTGATGATGTCAACAAAATAATAGATTCTTACAGTTCACAGAACACAATTCCCACACTTGAACAGAATACAACGCCTACTACACCCACAACGCCTAGTATTGCGGATGAACTTGAACGCATGAAAAAGGCAAAGGCAGATACAACTACGCCTAGAACCGAAGGTGAGCAGAAGGCTATTGATACATATTATGACAGTCTTATGAAGGTTAGTGGTAGTGCGCCTAAACAGAGTACCCCTACAACCGATTATAGGGCTGAAATAGACCGCATGAACGCACTGAAGGCAGATACTTCAGCACCGCGTACAGAGGGCGAAAATCAGGCCATAGACACGTACCTGAATAGCCTTGAAGAAGCACAGAGATACGTTGATAGTCAGAAACCTAGAAAGTCAAAGAAGATAGGTACAGTTGAAGTAAAGGCTGACGGAACAAAGACATACACAAAGTCTATGTCAAAAAGCGAACAGAAAAACTTTGAGAATGATGTTCGCAGACAAGCCCTGATAGAACAAGGCAAAGAGATAGGCAAACAGACACTTGAAGCCGCAAAAGCCGGAAAGATTAAAAGCACACAAGCATTGTCAGCTAACGAACAGCGTGACGTTGAACGTGCTGTTGAAGCTGTTAAAGGCGCACAAGCTAAAGCGGTTGGCAAATGGGCTAAAGAAAATGCTGTTCCTAGAGAACGCGTTTTATCACCTAACGAACAGAGAGATTTAGAGAGAGCAACTAACGCTATTGAAAAGGCAAAGGAAAAAGAAAAGGTTACTACTGAAACTGGGTCTGTTGCTATGCCTACTACGGCTAACGTAAACAATACAGACCAGTTGACCTACGGTCAGATTCAGCAGGAAAAAGATATCTCACAAGATTACGATGAAAGAGGTTTTAAAAAGACTTCCGCAGTTATAAATGAATATCTTGACCCTAACAAAAAACTTTCAAAGTCGGAAGAACAGTACGCATGGAAACTTATAAATGATTATGAGAATAGTGAACTGGGTCAAAAGAATGAGAACGCAACTACACTTGTGTTTGATAATGCACACCCTGACGGGATAAGTGTTCCTGATTACACCGTTGTATATGATGAAAAAGGGATTCCTCGTTACGACCCGTCAAAGGAACTTACCCCTGAAGAACGTGAATACGGACAGAAGATAGGTTACCTTAAAACAAAGGTTATGGATAGTGAATCATCGTTAGTTGGTACTATGCAGACCATTCCTTTTGTCGATGCGGCTATGAAAGCAGGAGATACAGACGGTACATACGCTCAAATGGTTGCAAACGCACAGAAGCAGAACCCTATTGCTTATTATACTGGACTTCTTGGTGGCGGTATTGCATCTAACCTTGCAGGACAATTCCTTCTTGGTGGAACACAGTATGCCGATAAGTTAGCAAAAGTATCAAATAAACTTCTTGGAAAAGGCACTTTAGCAAGTCAGATAGCAACAGACGCACTGGTAGATGCTCCCGTTGACTTTTTAACAGATATTCTTCCTACATATTTAGCAGATAAAGCATCGGGCAAGAAGGGAAAAGACCTTACATTAAGTACCCTTGGAAATGTTGCACTTAACGGTGGACTTAATCTTGGTGGTGCTTTAGTAGGAAACGCAGGAGATATAGTAAACTCATTAAAAAAGCAGAGTGTATTAGACGATTCCTTAAAGCAGTTAGAAGGTGCAGATTTATTTGCAAAAATGGCCGAGAATAAACGTATTGCTAATGTTGAACCCGAAGGACTTGACTATTTTGCAGAAATGGCAAGTGACAAACGGTCGCAAGAAGCGGTGGAACATGAGGTAAGGGAACTGGCAGATGCTATAAAAACTGCTTTAGAACAGGACGAAGCAATGAATCCACTTGAAGCGGCCGCTAAAAATGCAGATGAAGCAGTTGGACAAGGTGTAAAGAACGCAGACAACTTACCTAAAAATGCTTCTGAAAGCGTTGTTGATGATATCACAGAGAAAATAGCCGATGCAGAAACAAATAAGATAGATGATGCAGTTAAGCAAGCGGACGAAGTTGTTGAGGAAGCACCTAAAAACTTACCACTAGAGGAAGATGAAGTTAGACGTTTAAATCAGAACGCGCAGGAAGTAAGCCAAAAGGTAGAACCAAAACCCTTAACCCAGGCAGACAACATAGATAAGTATGATTTAGCCCATGCCGTAGACACAATGGAAATGTCTGACGAAACTAGGTCTGTTGTTGGAGAAAAACTTGGTGCGTTAGAAAAGGCTATAAACAATTTCAATAAATCGAAGACCAAAAAGCAGATAATAAATGCTATGAATGAGTTTGAAAAAGCATATTCAGAGATAGAAACTGCTTTAAGGGGCAATTCTGAAATAGTTGAAACTATTGATACTGGCCTTAAAGAAGAAAGAAATGCACTAGCAAACGCACTAAAAGGACGTGTTATAAACATATCAAAAATATCAAGAGGTGAATTGCCCGACAGAACTATGCGTGATTTGAATAATATTCTTTATTCGGGTCATGGTAGTGGAAGATTCGTAATGAAGGGTGGCACACCTATTGATACCGTGTTTAATGAAATAGACCAGCAGACGGGTGGTGCATTGACCCGTTACATGGTTCAGAACGGACTTGACCCCGATGTAACAGAAAGTCAGGCAAAGGGAATTATAGACTATGCGTTAAGTCTAAAAGGTGATACTACACAAGTTCACAAACAAGCATATGAAGGTGGAATGTTTGACCCTTTGTTTGAAGACATGATAAGGCGTGCAAGCGAAAGAGGACTTGACATAGACGAAAATGCTTTGCGTAACAAGCAGTTTGTTTCAGCATTTAGGACAAACAAGCAAGGCAATTTTGGAATGACCGATGAAGAACTGAATAATGAATACTTTAATACACAGAATAAAAACTTCCATATATTAAAGGGCGATAGAGGTAAAGACCTTGAAAACGCAACGAAGCATTTAACGGAAGACTATGACGGTACAGTGAAAAACATTATTGATAGTTCTACTGATAAAATCTTTACTCCACAAGAAGTAGACGAAGCAATGATGGCCTGGACTAAAGAATTAAACAAAGGACGGGAAACTGGCGACTACACCAAAGCGGCCGAGATTATGTATAAACTGACGCAGAACAGAAGTAAAACTGCTTCAAGTTTGCAAGCAACTGCCGCTTGGAAAAAGAACTCTCCTGCTGGTGTTGTAATGGCCGCAAACCAAACGGTACATGATTTAGCAGTTGACAAGACTAGCAAAGGACTTGTAGGAAACCTTGATAATGCCGTTGACAAGGGCGCAAAAATCATAAACGAAGGTATCAGTGGTGATTTATCGTATGATGAAGCGGCCGCACAGTTAAAGAAAATATGGAATGATACAAACAAAAAAGGATATAGACAGAAACTTAACGGTTACGAACAGATGCTAGAACTTATGAAAACTGGTAAAGAATACCGTTTCATGGTTTATGAAGACTTGCATAAGAACGGAAAATATGTAACCGCAGAACAGTTTGAGCAGATGCTAAAAGATAACAGATTTAGGAATGTTATCGAAGAAGACTTGCATAGATATGGTAAACAAGTCACAGTAGAAGACTTTAATGAAATGCTTAAAACTGGATATGAAACTTCTGAAAGAATCCTTGAAGACTTGAATAAGGCTGGCAAGCAGATTACCCGTGAAGACTGGTTTGATATGCTTAAAACTGGTGTTTTATATAGAGATATTGAAGAAGACTTGCAGAAAGTTGGAAGCAGTGTAACAATGCAAGACTTTAACAATATGCTATTGACTGGTAAAAATGTTGATACAGTTACGGTTAAAGACTTATTGTACGGGGCAAACAAATTACCTAACCTTGATGCTAATGCACAAAAGGAATTGTTGGATATAGCCCAGGAAATGTACGGCAAGGACTTGTCTTCTCTTGAAAAACAGAAATGTATTAACCGAATTAACATGATACTTTCAAGTCAGGCTAACTGGTCAGTAAAGGATAAAGCGGTAGAAATTGCACACCTTATCATGTTGAGTGGACTTCCGACACATGAGAAGAACGTGCTTGCTAACATTGGTATGTTACCACAGGCCGCGTTATCAAGGAAAATATCGGCTTTAGGTCAGAAGGCTTATTCGATTTTTGACAAGGACTATGTACCTACACAAGCACTTATTGTTAAAAAGGACGCAAAGAATTTAGCGCGTCAGGCCGTAGAAGCAAAAGGCGGTATTGGTGCATTAACGGAAGACGTAGTAGACAAGTTTAGTGGAAAATATGCTGACCAAATTGGTGCTAAATATATGTTTGGCACTGGTAAGAAGAATGTCGTATCTAAAGCAAACGATTTCTTGACAAGCAAGATTCCAGTTCTTGAAAAAGTTGAAAACAAAGTTGGAGAAGCAGGAAATAAATTCCTCAAAAAAATCGGTTCAGAAGATGCTTATGCCGCTATGGATTCTGACATTTCATCTTTAGAGAACTTCCGACAGTTGATTTACGGGTCATTAAGCGGACTTGAAGATAACCCGTTTGTTAAGAAAAACTTTGAAGATAGACTTGCAAGTTATATCCAGGCACAAGGAATAAAAGATATAAACGATATTCCTCCCGAAGCATACGACTTGGCTAGGTCAGAAGCATTAAGGGCTACGTTTAAGGACGATAATCTGATTACGGAACAGTTCAAGAACTTACATAAAATTCCGATAGTAGGCGAAGTGTTAGCACCCTTCCCGAAAACGACTGCTAACTTGGCAGTAAGGAGTTTTGATTATAGCCCTGCTGGTTTGGTCAGAGATATATACGCAAACGTAATAGTTCCAGCATTGCAGAAATATGCTCCTTCATTTAATGCACATAGTAAATACACTAAAGCCACAGTAGGTGAAGCATTTGATGAGATAGCAAAAGGCTTGTCAGGCACATTGTTTGGTGGTTTGGCTTTAGGCTTGTATTCAAGTGGAATATTTACTGGTAAGGAAAATGAAGATAGAGATATTGCTAATTATATGAAGGGAGAAGGTTGGAAACCTTATTCAGTTTCTACTAAAGGAATTGCAGACCTTGTTAGCAAAATAACGGGTAAAGAAATTGATTTAGGTGATAACTACATTCCTTACAGTTGGTTGCAACCAGCAACAACTAACATGATAGCAATGCAAGAATTGTACGATGAACTAATGGACGGAAAGAAAATCAGTGACAAAACCCTTGATGATATTTTTGCAAGGGTTAAATCCATTGGTGGTTCATATGTCAATTCAATGTTGGAGCAGTCAACATTACAGAGTATTGCTAATTTGTTTGACACTAGTTATGGTCGTCAAGGGGCTGGAGAAAACTTTATTGACCAGGTTGTTCAGATGCCTACAAGATACTTTAGCGGTGCAGTAAATGATATTTCAAAACTGGTAGATGATACCAAACGTGATTATTATTCAAACGGAAAACCGCTTGAAACCGCTATGGGGTTGGCTATATCAAGAACACCGTGGGCTTCTAAAATATTACCAGCACAATATGACTTGTTTGGAAATGAGGTAACACGAAATCAGAGCAAGGCAGGACAGTTCTTCAATACCACACTTAACCCGACTGGTTCAAGTTACAGAAATCCCGATGAAAGGTTTGATTATATAGACGCTTTAAATGCTGAAACGCAGACTGGCGACTATATACCAGCAGACATTGGCAGAAAGATAAAACTTGATGATGAATCGGAGTTGAAACTTGATAACACACAACATTCAAGAGCCGCCTATGTATCAGGTCAGGAGCGTGGAAGACTAATCAATAATGCGCGTGAGAATGAAGAATATATGTCATTGAGTGCCGATGAAAAAGCCTATGTTCTTGGAGAACTTGAAAATGTGGCATTAGCAAAAGGTAAACAGGCAGTTGTTTCTAATCCGAAAATAACTAAAGACGATGCGAAACTAATGGATATGACGGACGATGAACGTATTTCATTCCTTGCTGACAAGGCTAAAACTGCTACATTAAAAAGCGAACTGGAAGCAAGCGGTTATCCTTCGTCAGACTTCTTTATAAAAGCAAAGCAGAACGGTGAAGATATTTCTTCATGGGAAGGTTACCAGCAAGCCCTTGATGAAAATGGTCTTACAGATAATGAAGATTATCGTAATGCTTATAAGGAAAAGGGCGTTGAAGGCTTAAACGATGAAGTTAAATATCAGAAGGCCTTGGAAGAATACGGCTTAACTAACACGCAGGATAACAGAGAATATTATAATAAAGGAAATCTTGCATACAGAGCAGAGTATGTCAACACTTGGAAAGAACATGGCGTTGAAAACTATGATTCTGAATCAGCAAAAGCCGCATATCGTAGTAAAGACTATGATTTATATTCCGATTATCGTAAATGGTTGAAGGATAATGAGATAACAGATAGCACTGATAACTGGGAAGGCTACAAGAAATATACTAAAGAAGTCGAGGAAGAACTACCCGTTCTTAAAGAGTATGGCATGAGTAACAATATTGCTTCGGTGGTTCGCTACAACGATGCCAAAGCAAATGCGGCTAAAGGTAATTATAAAAAGCCTTCTCCCGAAACTTTTGCCGTAACATTTACTTCTATTGACCAGCCTGGTTCAGACGGAAAGCCTAGTGGTGATTTATCACAAAAAGAGATTATCGCATACCTCAATGACTGTAACATTACAAGTGAGAAAAAAGGCCGTGAGATATGGGATATTTACTTAACAAATCCGACAGACAATTACATTCCAGTTTTGGAAAAAGGTGAATGGAAAACAAAGAAGGTTAGCAAGAAGAAGTAGGAGAGTTATGAACCTAGAGAACATAACCAACAGTCACATTAAAGAGGTAGTAGCCGAATACATACACAACAAGAAGCACCGCGAGGTGCTTTTGTTGCGCTATGTGGACGGTTACACCTATGAAAAGATAGCAGAAATAGTAGATATGAGTACGGTTCAAATTAAAAGAATTGTATATAAAAATGAAATGACATTGTTTAAGCATTTATGAATCCAAAGGAGGAAAGAGATATGGATTACAGAAAAGACACGGCATATGTAGTAGGCGGTGACCCTAGAACACAGTCACAGTTAAACAACAACATGAGCGGAACAGATGCAAATGCTATATATGCGGCAACACATGACCAGGGTTTTGCGCCCGAATATAACCAGCCTTATATGCAGGACTACCTTGCAACACTGGCAAGCATGGGCTTAACACCGTACAATGGCCAGCAGACACCTGATATGAACCCAGGCGCATATGTAACTGGTGCTGGAGCGTTTATGATGCCTTCATCTATCGGAACAGAGCAGGTTCTTCCTAGAGGTTATGGTTCATGGGAAGGTATGCCTACTTCCGCAATACCCAATTCCGATGTTCAGGCACAGCAGTACGCCGCTATTCTTGATGCACTCGTTCGTAGTGGTGGAACAACACCGTCTAATCAGAATGCAATAAGAAAAGAACAACAAATGGTAGGCAAAGGCATACTGTAATTGATACGAAAAAGATACCCTCACGTTATCGTGGGGGTTCTTTTTTTATGCCAAAATTTAAGTATGTTCATACAGACAAATGTAAATCCCTTAAAAAAGAATACTGGTGACTGCGTAATCAGAGGAATAGCAATTCTCACAGATAAATCGTGGGAGTTTACCTACATGGAACTTTGCAAAGAAGGTCTTTTAATGGCAGACTTGCCTAATTCAAATGCGGTTTTTGCATCATACCTTAAAGGACTAGGGTACAAAAAGGCGATTATTCCTAACACTTGCCCTGACTGTTATACGGCACAGGACTTTTGTATAGATAACCCGGAAGGTAAGTATCTTCTATGTACTGGAAGTCACGTTATAGCGTGTATTGACGGAAACATACTAGATGCGTGGGATTCTTCAATGGAAATTCCAACATACTACTACTATAAGGAGAAACGAGCATGAACTATTACAACCCTTTATTACAGCAGATGCAACCTATTCAGATGCCACAGAACAACATTGTGAATGTTCCTAGTGAAGATATGGCTAGAAATTATCCAGTCGCACCGGGAAACACGATTATTTTCAAGCATGACAACGCACCTTATATCTACACAAAAACAATAGGCTATTCACAGTTTGATACACCTGTCTTTGAAAAGTATGTTTTAGACGTGGGAACGCCCAAAATCGAGCCGGTAAAGGACGAACCGATATCTTTACCACTTGATGATATAAAAGCCGAAATAAGCGAAATTAGAGCTTTGTATGAGGACTTGAAAGACAAGATAGATAAACCCAAAAGGACAGTTAAGAAAGAGGTGACGGAAGATGAACAATAATATGATGCAAATGTTTCAGAGTTTCAGACAGAATCCAATGGCTATGTTAAGTCAGAGATTTAATATTCCACAAAACTTGAATAACCCTAATGATATTATTCAGCACTTACTTAATTCAGGGCAGATATCACAAGCACAAGTAAATAATGCTATGAACATGAGGAATAACCCCATGATTCAGCAGTTTTTTAACATGAAATAAAGTGTGCGCAACTTTATATACCGGCTATCCGTGTCGAGGATAGTCGCTAACCTTAAAAAATTGAAAGGAGAAAAACAAAATGACAAACGACAATGGTAACTCAATGGTAATGCCAGTTGCACCGGCTGGATATGGCGGTGGATTTGGCGGCGGTTTCGGTGGTGACTGGGGCTGGATTATATTGCTTCTTCTTTGCGGTTGGGGCGGCTTTGGTGGCGGCTTTGGCGGTTATGGTGGAGCAGATATCTACCCTTGGATGAATCAGGCTGATATCACTACTAGCGGATTCCAGAACTTGCAGACAAACAACGCGGTATCTTCTTTACAGAACAGCGTAACAAGCGGATTCGGTGATGTTCAGACAGCTCTTTGTGGTGGATTCGCCGGAGTAACAGCCGCAGTTAATAACGGATTCGCACAGACAGAAATAGCTGACAACGCTAGACAGATGGCTAATATGCAACAGATGTTTGGTATTCAGAGTGCTTTACAGAATTGTTGTTGCGAAAACAGGGCTAATATTGCAGACCTGAAATACACCGTAGCAACAGAAAATTGCGCTGATAGAGCCGCTATATCTGACGGTTTAAGAGAAGTTATAACTAATCAGACCGCAAACACGCAGAAGATTCTTGACGCATTATGCTCACAGGAAATTCAGCAGAAGAATGATAGGATTCTTGAATTACAGAACAGGCTTAACATGGCAACTTTAGCCGCTTCACAGGTAGCACAGACACAGCAGATTATCGAAAGCCTTACCCCGGTAGCGTAAAGGGGGTGTCACTATGGAAAAACTTTACAGAGAAGCAACTAAACTTTTAGAGAAAGAAATCAAGGAAGTTGTTGAACGTGGTGAAATTGACCCCGGTAGCCTTGACGTAATGTATAAGGTTCTCGATAACATTAAAGACATATCTATCATATGCGCTATGAAGAAAGAGGAAGATGATTATTCTGAACGCTATATGTATGACGATGATTCATACGCAAGAGGTAGATATTCAAGACGTGGCTATGCTCACAGAGGTTCTTATGAAGGTTCTTATGACGATTCATACGGACGTGGTTCTTACAGAGGATATAGCAGAACAGAGGAACTTGAAAATATGCTTCGTGATGCTAAAACCGAAAAGGAACGTGAACTGATACGTCAGCTTATGGAAGCTAAACAGAATTAGAGAAGGGGGCATACGCCCCTTTCTTTTTTGAAATATTGTTGTATAATAAAGTGAAGTTAGATTTTGTTAGCTGAAATTAGTAGAAATAAATCGGCTACAAATCGGCTACAAAAACGCGAAAAACCTTGATTTTTCAATGCACGATTAGTACATCGGTAATCAAAATATAACTCCGAGAACAATGTATTTTCAAGGGTTTGAGGGATGTTAGATGAAGTAAGATTTTGCTGTTCGGCTACAAATCGGCTACACACCGGCTACAACCGTTTGTTATTCAACTGGAATATCTATAAGATTTATAGCTTCTAAAAGGTCTTTAAGAATCTTGTCAATATACACTCTGTTAGTCACACCTTCCCTTGCATGACCGAGAATATCTTTAATACAGTTTGGGTTAGCATTAGCCCGGTCAAGAAGTGTAGCGCAAGTATGCCGGGTATCATGCGGCAGATGATTCATATTCAGGCGTTTCATAAGTGGATTCCAATAGGCCACAACATACCTTGAATATGACCACATTTTGCCTTGATTATTAAATAGGTATTCATCGTCAGACATAAAGTATCTAACAAAGGGAACTATCTTCTCATGTATGGGAACTATTCTATCCCGGCCGGCATCCGTTTTCATTCCACCTACAATATATCTGTCTTCAAGGTGTACGTTCTTATTCTCAATACGCATAAACTCCGTAGGTCTAAAGCCGGTGTAAATCATTATCAGTAAGGCTTTAACTTCTCTGTCTTGTGACATTTCCCATAACTTCTTTATTTCATCTTCATTAAAAGGCTCATGTATAGAATCAGATTTCCGGGCATAGTTAAAGTCAACATCACAGATGAAGTTTTCCGGGATATATCTATTACGTCTTGCTAAATCAAAAGTACCATTTATAAGCGTCTTCAGCTTCATAACGGAAGACTTGCTCATAGTGGTAACAGAATCAGCAACATTCTGAACGTCTTTAAAAGATATCTTGTCTATCGGTTTGTCTTTTATATAAGCACACTTATTCAGGGAAGCTTTATAGTGTGCTATGTTGCTGTCAACATTATCGCTATTATTAGTATTTAAAGACATTTCATGCCGGCCTAACCATTCATTAGCTAATTCAAAGAACGTAGGCTTCTTCATAATTGCAGACGCTTCATGCCCTTGATTATATTCAGCAAGCAACTGAATAGCGGCCTTCTTGCCTTCAGGCGTGTTTTCAAAGTAACCTATATATTTATATTGCGGTATCTCACGCATATCAGAGGTTAGCTTTGAACCAACGTGTACCCGGACAGCTAAAGGTTTACGCCTTCCCTTACCTAAATTTGTAATTGTACCGTAGTTGTTAGGGTTTCTCATTCTTCTTCTACTTCGGTAGTTATTCCGTCTTCAAAACCTTCTTCATAACCTTCGCGTTGCCCGTCATAATAACCGTTTTGATATCCGGCAATTTTCCCGTCTTCTAGTCCACCGATGCGGCCTTCTTCAAGCCCGGTATTATATCCGTCTACACGACCGGCTTCATAGCCTTCTTCATATCCCTTTTGATAACCGTCATCGTATGTAGGCGCATCATCAGCGCAACCGCATAATAATAGAGATATAATTGTTAGTAAAAGTAGTTTTTTCATAATCATTCACCACACTTTTCGATTTTTCTTGCCGGACAAGATAAAATAACTTCTAATAATTCCTTGTGTTGAACGTCCTTTGTAAACACAGCATCCAATAACATATCCATACGCTTATCTTTAAGGGATATCTGTTCTTTTAGGAAGTCAATACTGCGCTGGAACTGTTCACGTTCTTTGTCTAGTTTCTCATGGTACTTGACTTTTTCCTTGTCTAAAGCGGATTCAAGGTGTTCCACTTGCTTTTCCAATTCCTCAATACGTTCTATCTTGTATTTAAGAAGTGACTTCATAGCACGAACATCGGTATTATCATCATCCTCAATATCTTCAATATCCAACAATGCCTTTGCTATTGGGCGTAGCGTTTCTTCATAGCGAAAAGAGTTTTCTTCCGAACCGTCAGCGAACACCCTTGAAAGTGTGGACTTTGCAAGGTAATCGCCGTTATCTTCCATAATTCTCATTATGTCATTAAAGGATAACCCTTTTTCTTCTCGAACCGCTTTTAATTTTATAATTAGGTCTTTAGTACTATTCATCGAACACCTCTTGTTCTATAACTGAAACCCATACACCATGTGTAGAACTTTTTTTTGGACTGTACACATGATACGCTTTTCTTACCAAAAGAAAGGGGGTAGTTATATGAATTTTGAATCTTTCGTTTTAAAGTATATGGAAACCAAAAAAGAATATATCAGTCTTGTTGAATGGCTTCTTGCGAACTGCCTTCCTCAAGAAGATGCTCAACCATTACTTGAAGTTCAGGACTAGAGTTTTTGTATAACTCATACATTTTTATGACGTGATTTAATTCATCGAGGTCAACTTGACCAGCCTGAACATTGTTTACAAACTCATTCCAATTCATGTTATTTCTCCTTATGGGTGCAATTATGGAACTTATTGATTTGCTTGAATTATTCTTATCTTCAGATGAAGATATCAAGAATCGCGCTTTTGAGATTTTAAAAGACTTTCAACCGCAGTCTGAATTTCAGGAATCGCGTTCTGATACAATGCAATAAATTCCAACCCACGTTCAATTTGCTCCGGGGTATATACAGCTTCTAATGCCCTGATTCTTTTTAACAATTCTATTTCATTGTCTGAAATGGAATTAAGAAAATCAGAATGTTCATACGCTTTTGATAATTCAGGTAAACGCTTTCCTCTTAAAGTGTTAAGGTCAGTATTAAAGAAGTCAGCTATTGCTTCTTCCGTTTCAAAGTCAGGATGCCTACTTCCCACTTCATACATACTAATAGTTGAAGCAGATATACCCAGTTTTTCAGCTAACTCTTTTTGTGATAAATGTTCACGTTCCCTAAAGTATTTCAGCATATCTTTAAAGTCAGACATTCTATCACCCCCTTGTCTGTTTTTATTATAAACATAGAAGAAAAAAATTTCCACAAAAAATTTCACGAAATGTGTTGACAAGCACTCACGAATCGTGTACTATGTCTATATGCTACACGATATGTGGAGCAAATCTAGGAAAGGGGTACAAGATATTGGGTAATGAAACAATAGGTCAGAGATTGAAAACCTTACGGACAGAGAAGAAAAAGACAATAAATGAAGTTGCCGGGGCATTAAATATTAGTCCTTCCGCATTGTCAATGTATGAATGTGACCAGCGTGTTCCAAGGGATAATATTAAGATAGCGATAGCAGACTATTATAAGAAGCCCATAGGCAAGATTTTTTTTGTCAAAAATACTCACGAAGCGTGAGTAAAGGAGAACAAATGATTCAGACAGACGTTTCCGAATTGAAATTTTATAAGTATTGCACTGATGTTCCATGCACTTACACTATCTATTCTTTAGTGAATCTCAAAAATGGAAAAAGGTATATAGGCAGAACACATTATCCAAGACAAAGAATCCAGCAACACTTTTGGGATTTAAAATCACACAAGCACAGCAACATTCTTTTGAATAATGAAAGCTATGACAAATTTGGTTTTGAGATTCTTGAAGAAGGAATATTGTTCACAGACAGAACAGACAAGGAGCGTGATTACATCATAAAATACAAAACTTATGATGAACAGTTTGGATATAACGCCAAAGACCCTTGTTTAAAGGGAAAAAAGTATTAAAAACCCCATTGGTAGTGGCATACCAACGGGGCAAGTAAAAAGCAAAGGCACTTGCTGATTACGGATAAAGCATAACACGAATACTTCCGTACAGCATAGTTCTATCAATGGAAAGGAGTGTTCGAGTTATGGAACAAGTATCGTACTTCACTTTTGAAGGCCAAATGGCAAGAGAAGAAAGGAAACAACAGAGATTATGGATAGCCTTAATACTGGAAACGATAGTTGCACTAATAGCGATTTTCAAAAGGTAACAGTCAGGGATGCGGCCAAAGAGTTAGGTATAGACCCCGGAACATTGAGGTCATGGATGAAGCACAAGGTAATTGATATCGGCATAGCTGATAAAAAAGACGGAAGCGAACGCTGGAGCTTCACAATATACCGTTCATGGCTAGACAACTTTAAGGAGCGTAAATGTACCGAGTAGAAATGAATGAAGAACAGTATGAAGACTTCAAACGCAAAGCAAAGATAGCGATGCTGGAACAAGGGATTTCCCGGAAAGAGCTGGCGAACAGAATCAACTATTCTGAAAACTCCGTCAGGTGCTTTTTTTCTAAACAAAATACCAAGTTTATAGCGTTTGCTATCGCAAGTGAATTAGGAATGGAGATAAAAGATGAAACGTAAAGAGTTTGGAGAACGCTGGTCTTTCTTATGGCTGATAGTGGCAACGATAGTGATTATCGGGATGATATTTGAAGTCATACCTGAAGCAGAAGATGAAGTCATTGAAGTCACTATTGAACAGTTTGAAAAGATGACCGTCAAACTGGAAGAACGAAACAGCACAGAACACGTTGAGGAACTTCAAACCGGCCTTCTCATAAATGCAAATGAATTAGAAATACTAGCAAGAATCATTCACGGGGAAAGCGGTTCAAATTGGTGTTCAGACACGATGCAGTTGTACGTTGGAAGCGTTTTTCTCAACAGAGTAGCAGATAAAGATTTTCCGAACACGTTTGAGGAAGTTGCTTTTCAAGATAACGGTAGACAATACTCATGTACCCGTAAAGGTAAAGGATATTGGGAAACTCCGACAGAACGTGATTTCGCAACCGCCACATATCTTTTAATGAACGGAAGTCAACTTGAAAGTGATTATGTTTGGCAAAGCAATTTTAAGCAAGGCACAGACATAATCAAGGTTCAAAATATGTACTTCGGAAGGAAAAAGTAATGGGATATTTCGATTTAGAACCAGTTGCATTTCTTGTGAGTGAAGCAGTTAGAAACACAAACACGGCTGAGGAAGCCGCACTGTATGACCAGTGGATAAGAAAGTGCAACGAGAAACTTTATGGCAAAGAAAAACTCGCCACCGACCAAGATAACGAGTTTCCCGAACGCTAACGTTCTTTTATTTGTTAAGGAGATTATAGCATGGTTAGATACGAAAATCAATGTGTAGGTTGCCCACCTGAAATGGGTTGTTTAGGAAATTCTTGCAGATACCGCAACGTACCTATATGGGTATGTGATGACTGTGGAGAAGAAGACGTTGACCTTTATGAATATGAAGGCCGTGAGATATGTAAAGACTGCCTACTGGAAGCAGTTCCAAAGATTCATTACGAATAGGGGGTTTATATGAGCGAACAGAAAAATCAATTACAGACAACCGCAAAGGATATGTTAGTTGACCAGCTTACAGCAGAGCAGAATGCCTTGCCTAAAGATTTCAACATGACAAGGTTTGTGCAGAACGCATTATCAGTTGTTCAGAATAATGCCGGGTTAGCCGGTTTTGCTGACAGAAAACAAGTTATTTCAGGACTGATAAAGGGTGCGTATTTAGGGTTAGATTTTATGTCTAACGAGTGCTACCTGATACCATACGGCAATAATTTGAGATTTCAAATGTCATATATCGGGAAGAAGAAGTTTGTTAAGAAGTACGCTATCCGGCCAATACTTGACATTTACGCAAAGGTAGTAAGGGAAGGCGACAAGTTTACTGAAAACATAGTAAACGGACAGCCAAGTATAGACTTCTCACCGATTCCCTTTAATGACAGCCCGGAAATAGGCGCGTTTGCAGTAGTGCTTTATAAAGACGGGGGCATGGAATACGAATCCATGAGCAAGACCGAGATAAACGATATTCGCAAGAAGTACAGCAAGACAGCAGACGCTAAAGCGTGGAAAGATAGCTGGGGTGAAATGGCCAAGAAGACAGTGTTAGGCCGCTTAACAAAGCATATCGAAGTAGACTTTGAATCCGTTGAAGCACACAAAACATGGGATGAAGAAGGCGAATTTGATTTCAAGAAGCGTGAAACAAGCGATATCGTTGAAGACCCTTTTGCTAAACAAGAGGAAGAAGCAATAGAGGTTGAAGCAGTAGAAGTTGAAGCAGAACAGATAGAGTTACCTGATTTTTTAAAGGGGGATGAAGCATGAGCGAAGAATTTGTACTTACTAACGAGAACTACTATACACCTGAAGCAAATCAAAAATATATGTCATGGCATACATACGTTGATTTTTGCGGCTATTTAGGACTTGTAGGCTGTGAAGCAAGAGCTTTAGCAAGAATCAATGGAGAATATGACCAAGAGCCTACAAAGGCTATGCTTGTCGGCAGTTACGTTGACGCACACTTTGAAGGCACGTTACCTGAATTTAAGCTTAAACACCCGGAAATATTTACACAGAAGGGTACGTTAAAGGCTGAATACAAGCTTGCTGAAAAGATGATAGAAAGATGCGAACGTGATGATTTCTTTATGAAATTCATGTCAGGTGAGAAACAGAAGATTTTTACAGCGTATATGTTCGGATGTGACTGGAAATGCAAGTTAGATTCCTACATTCCGGGAGTGGCAATAGTGGATTTGAAGACAAGCGCGAATATACATAAGTCGTGGGATGTTGCCGGGTTTGGCCGTGTATCATTTGTTGAATTTTTCGGTTACACGGGTCAGTTAGCAGTCTATCAGAAAATCGTTGAGATAAATACCGGCGAAAAGTTACCTTGCTATATTGCGGCAGTCACAAAGGAAGACGAGCCGGAGATAGAGGTTATAGCAATAGACCAGCTTTCATTAGACCACGCATTGAATGAGGTTGAAAAGAACATGGCAAGCGTACTTATGGTCAAGAACGGTGAAGCTGAACCAGTGGAATGTGGCAAGTGTGATTATTGCAAGTCAAAGAAAGTCTTAACAAAGGCCGTTTCAATGTACGACCTGATAGAAGAATAGGGGGTAAATATGGGTACTTATATCACTGATTATACAAAATACTGTTTTCTTTGCGGAAAACCTTCCAGCGAACAGCATCATTTAGTGTATTCAGGTGCGCTTCGCAAGCTGGCAGATGATGACGGACTTTTCGTGCCGTGTTGCCGGGAATGCCATAACGAGATACACAACAACGGAACGGCCGGAAAGCTATCAAAGATAGTAGGACAGTTAGCTTTTGAATTAAATGAAAATGCACACAAGGGGGATATCCAAAATGCTAGGGAAAAATTTAGAGCACGATACGGCAGAAGTTACTTATGAGCCGGACTTCTTGTCTTTTGAGATATGCGGTGCTTTTTATCCACTAAAGAATGCCACAAAGACATTTCCCGGCCTGAATGATTTACTCCGGGAAGCAGAGCGACACCCTTTGTCATACAACCGCATGAAGCGTGACTATGAAACCATAGCTATAAACGCGATAAGGGTAGGTTTAAGGCGTTGGAAACCGACAGGAGTAGTTATACCGCACTATGTGTTTTGTGAGCCGGAAAAGGGCCATAAACGCGATTATGACAACATAGCGGCGGCCGCCCGGAAGATTATCAATGACGCTTTAGTGAAGTCAGGATATCTCAAAGATGATAGCCCGGAATATCTTGAATACGGAACGAATACTTTTGTTTATTCTTTAGTGCCTTATATCAAGGTTTACCTTGAAGAAAAGGGGGATGAAGAAAATGAGCTTTTCGGAGAGTCTTAAACACGGTGGATATGGCGAACACGCTGTATGGAATCTGTTTAACAAGCAAGCAAATGTCAGAAGTGTTGTTGACGTTCGGGAAGATAAGCACTATCAGGAAGAAGATATTGATTTTCTTGTAGAAAACCTTGAAAGACAATTTCATTCCGTAGAAGTCAAGACAGATTATAAAGCCCATGAAACCGGAAACATTGTTTATGAGGTTAAAACGAACGGAAATGTAGGCTGTTTCGAGAAAACAAAGGCCAAGTACATAGCGTACTTCATTCCACACGCTGAAACAGTTTACATGATAAACACTGAAAGATTCAGGAAGTACATACACAGTCTTAACCGGCAACCTAAAGATATGGGTGACAACGCTTCAGGCTATCTAATTCCTATTGAGGATTTAAAGAAAAACAAAATAATAATTTACACCTATGAAGGAGTTGTATAGATATGGCAGAGCGAAGAATGTTTGCAAAAACAATAATTGACAGTGATGCGTTTCTTGAAATGCCTTTATCAACACAAGCATTGTACTTTCACCTGAATATGAGAGCAGACGATGACGGATTCATAAATAATCCTAAAAAGATTTCCCGGATGATAGGCGCAAGTGAAGATGATTTAAAGCTTTTAATGGCTAAAGCATTCATCATTCCTTTTGAAAATGGAATTGTTGTAATCAAGCATTGGCGCATAAACAACTACATAAGGTCAGACAGATACAAGGAAACAGTATACCAAGAAGAAAAAAATATGCTGGAACTTAAAGAAAACGGCGCATATACAACAATGCTCCCGGTTGGTATACCAAATGGCAACCAAATGGAAACCCAGTATAGGTTAGGTAAGGATAGTATAGGTAAGGTTAATAATAATATAGGGCGTTTCACGCCACCTACACTTGAAGAAGTAACCGAGTATTGTCAGGAAAGAAAGAATAATGTGAATCCACAGAAGTTTATAGACTTCTATGAATCTAAAGGCTGGATGATAGGTAAGAACAAAATGAAGGACTGGAAAGCTTCAGTAAGAACGTGGGAGAACAAAGAGAAAAACACTACTGGAAAGACACCACAGTATAAGCAGTTTGAACACACTAACGAGCTATCAGACCTTGAAAAAGAATTATTAGCTAACTAGAAGGGAGAATAAAAATGAAACTCACATCAGAAGATAAGGCAGTAATGATTTTTAGAAACGACAAAGAATATAACGGAAAACCGTTTGCAACGTATTCAATAAGCGTCAGCAGTAAAGATAAAGACGGGAACTGGGTAAGCGGTTATCTTGACTGTATGTTCAAGAAGGGCGTTGAGGTTGAGAACAAAACAAAAATCATTATCAAGAACGCATTTCCAGTAGTCAGTCAGGGTAAAGATAGAACATTTACAAAGTGGATGATTACAGACTTTGAGATAGAAGGTCAGACAAACAATGACTTCATGAACATTCCTGAAGGTATACAAGAAGAAATACCGTGGTCATAAGGGGGTGCGATATGGAAGTGCATTATAAGACTAAAAAGGCATCCAAAAACTTTTTTCCGGGTGATATGCAAAACATGATTCGTGACAACTTTAAACCTAAAGGCTGGAACACTTATCAGGAAAGCCCGTACAAAGAATATCAAAAGGAAATGGAGAAGTTGGGATATGTTAGACCCGGAAACAATTAAAAAAATTTTAGATATGCGTAAAGACGGTAACAGCCTTAAACAGATATCAAGAGTATTAAAGCTGGATTCGCATACAGTCAGGAAGTACACCGTGTTATATGGCCTTGACGGGGTTGAGTGCTTAAATGAAGCGTGGACTGAAGAAGAAGACAAGATGATAAGGGATTTATACCTGAATCAAGGTTTAACGGCCACTGAAATAGCTGTCCGCATGAAAAAGAGCTATCAGGGTGTCAGGAAATATTTACTCCGACACGAGATAAAACAGCCGAGAAGCTACACGCCAACAGTTGCACAATTCAGCAAACCTTTGCCGCCGCCGGTGATAGACCCGGTTTACTATCCGAAAAAGAACATAACGCCGAAGCACGTTGAATATAACGGCAAGAAGTATTTAGACGTTAGTGAGGTATACGGAATATGACACTATTACAAGATTCAACGGCCGAGCTGTGCGAGATATGTTACAAAGACGGGTACGCACAAGGCAAACAAGACATTATAGATATCATAATTGATATGCACAAACGAGGAATGATTCAAGATTATACGCTATACAGATTCATTGATAATCTGTCAGCGTTGAAAGGAGTGGAATGAGCGCATATAGTGACTGGAAATGTGGAGCATTAACAGACGAGGAATACAGATTTTGCATGAGAAGGGAGTGTGGGGATTCTGTTCCTGATATCGACCTAGAGTGCGATTCAGAGGGGAGTGAGGAAAAATGAAAGCAATTATAGAAGTTGATGTACCCGATTTTCAGATAGGTCAAGAGGTAAGCATATACTTCAAAGACACTATGATGATAAAGGGTGTAGTGCAAGAGCCAAAGACGGGGCATTGGATAAGGTATAAAGAAAATTGTTGTTATAACAAATGTTCTATATGTGAAAATGAGCATTGCAAAGAAAGTAATTATTGCCCTAATTGCGGTGCAAGAATGGAGGATGAATAATGTTTAAAGATTATTTTGTAGGGGAAAGAGTTTTTTATTCAGGTAAAACGTCTTATGGGGAAACTGTTAAAAATTCTATTGGAACGATTACAAGTATAGGCAATAGCATAACAATTCTGTTAGACGAAAGCAGAAAACCATACAAGGGAACAGACGGATGCACAAATTTGCCGGCTAAATGTTATGCAAATGTAGGCATTGGAGATTTAAAAACCGGCGAAAAGAAAATCGAGAGGTAAAAGCATGAAAATAGTTGTTGGAATACCTTGTATGGGTACGATACACGCCGAAACAGTCGGTAGTCTGTTACAGTTGCAGATTTCATACAAGGATATAGATTTCCGGCCGTTGATTATAGCTAATAGCCTTGTGTACGATGCCCGGAACAACATAGTCAACTATGCGATAAAGGAAAATGCCGATTATCTGTTGTTTGTGGATTCAGATATTGTCTTTCCTTACACTGCGTTAGCTACGTTGCTAAATCAAAACAAAGGAATAGTATCAGGCGTGTATTGGAGTAGGTCTGAAAGCGTCCGTAAGCCCATTATTTACGATTCTATTAAGCCTAGACGGATATTCCGGCGCATACCAAAATTAAGCACGTTAAAACGCAAAATACAAGGTTGCGAGGAAATCAAAGCGTGTGGCATGGGATTCTGTCTGATTCGCAAAGATGCACTAGTGAAGATAGCAAAGCATTTTATCAGCCCTTTTGAGCCTTTCAAGGGGTTAGGTGAAGATATAGCGTTCTGTTATCGAGCCGGGAAAGTCAATGAGAAGATATATGCTGTCGAGTGCGGCCTACAACACATAGGCAAAAAGCGTTATCAGGTCGAGTGGGAGAAAATCAATGAGAAATAAGCTGTATCACTACAAAAGCCTTAAAATCAGAATACGTGAGATTCAGGAACGAATTGACATACTGCGAGTGCAAGCGGAGAAGATAACGCCGACACTTTCGGATGATACCAGTCATTCAAGCGATACCAGCAGTAAAGTTGAGCGCAACGTGATAAAGATAGTCGAGCTGGAACGCCGGATAGAAAAAATCAAAAACACAATACAGCAGTGTGATGATTTTTTGGCTAGTCTAAAACCATACCAGCGTTATATAATCAAAACGTGCCTGATAGACCACGTTCCATACACTGTGATAGCCCGGAGCGAGAATACCAGCACACAAAACATAGCTAAAATTGTCAACAAAGCATTAAAGGGGGCATAAAATGGATATAGTAAGAGCAATAGTCGATAAAAGGGAGCGCGTATTCATTTCAACTCAATTATTAGACCAGTTAAGAAAAGACATAATTGATATGTCAAAAAAAGAAAATGATTCGTTTATTGATTGCGAATATAATGATGCAATTAAAGACATTATACGTTTGCTTGATTTTAAGTACAGAACCATACAATAGAGAATACAAAAAAGAAAAAGCTCCGGCCAAATGACCGGGGCTTTTCCCAACCAACAACTCCAAGCGAAAGGAGTATTTTAATATTATATCACTTGTGATGTTCAATGTAAAAGTCTATTGCATCCCGGATAAAAGCGTTTATGCTTTTTCCGTATGATTTCACTTTTGATTCATACTCTTTCGGAAGCTGGACGGTTGCCTTCCAGTAGTTTTGTTTTTCCCATTTTCTAACAGCTTTTATCTGTGCTTGTGATGTTGGCATAATCCTACTCCTTTACATATTCAGTTGGTCAATGTCTTCTTGCGTCAATAACTCACGCTTCAGCATTTCAGCTTCAAGGTCTTTTAAGTGCTTTTCATGCTGGATGATTCCCCGGCCTAAATTATAGTTAGATATCAGACCGGCGTATGTTTCCGCAAGGTCAAGTATTAAAGCGTTGTTTGTTGCTGTCTTCAGTTCCTTTTTAGTCATGTGTTAGTCCTCACTTTCCTTATTGATTTTCGGGCAGTCCATTACAAGTACAACTTCATTTCGTGTCTTCAGCTTCTTAACTCTGTGAACATTATCGTATATTTCGTTTGCTAAATGCTTAACTCTTGCCAGCATATCAGGTGTAAGGCCGTTGTTGGTGTAGTAGTAAAGCTTATAAGACCTTATCAGTCTATAATCTTTAACTAACCGCCAGCACTCTTTTTTATCGTTCGTATAAGTGTCAAGCATATCGTTTATCAATTCTTCTTCAGTTGAATATAATTCGTGCCACTTTTTCATGTTTAGACCCCTTCATATCACTCTGTGTTATTATTTTACACGTCATCTTCAATAGTGTCAACTTCCTATGCTTCAAACCTTGTTATTTCATTTATTCCGATAGCATAACCTTCTTGCTTTAATTCTTTAGCTTTATCCCTTGCGCTTTTATAGTCTTGCGCTTCAGCAATATATTCAAAGCTTAAAGGGTCATCTATCTTTACCCTGAATATTAAATATTCTTTCATTGTGTCATTCTCCTTATCCAGTCAAAAGCTTCTTCAGTTCCGTCATCCTCAAGGACTTCCAGCATTGATTTTATTACGGGGCTGTCAGTTCCTAGTGCGTCATAGTCGGTTTTGTAAATATATGCACTTCCGGCTATTTCGCGTTCTGTGAATTTTCCACCCCAGTTTTCGTTTGCGTATGTTGCTAAATCATAAAAGTCTTCATAGTCCATATTTTCATTCTCCTATATATCCGCAATACTTATAATCAACTATTTTGTCATCGAAAATTGTCGGCGTGTTGTTGTCATTCATTATCACCGCTATAATGTCGCCGGTCATCCAGTCTTCAACTCCGTAGAAGCTCCACTGGAATCCATTGAAGTCTTCAAAGGTTGCTACGTCTGTATCATAGTTTACGTCTACAATGATTCCGCAAGTCGGGTATTCCTTGCTATTATCCCGGCTGTATGCTCCTAGTAGGAATGATGTTGCTATTAAAAGTGCTACTATAATCAATTTTTTCATGTTTTATTCCTCCGTTATCAGGTCTTCAATGTAAATCACTACGTCACTTATTTTCTGTGCGTCTTCTATGCTTGTGCTGTCTTGTGAAGCTATCAGGTCATATTTTGAGATATCCGCGTCTTCACCGTTTGCCAGCTTTGTTATGTCTTTTGTGAATTGATTAAGTTCGCTGTCTTTTATCTTGTATACTTCATATTCGCTATAAAATGCGCCGGTTATCATAACTGTCATTGTTTATCCCTTCTCCGGGGCTTTTGCCCCAGTCTTTTGCTGGTTGTTGTTGGTTTGTTGGTTTGAATTAGTACCACTTCAGCTTCCAGCCTATACCGCAAGCGTCAACGTGTACTCCGTACATTTTGTAAAACTCCATTACAGTTTTATTTATCGTTTCAACCGTTTCAAAAAGTAGAATCAACTGAAAATCTTGCATTATTTCGTTATAATCGCTTAAGGTCATAAGCCCTTTTCTTAACCTTCTTTCCGCATCATATACCATTGTTTGTGCTGTTCTTGTATCAGCTATGCTTCTGTTTTTCATATTTCGCTCCCTTCTTTATCGCTTCAGGCTGTTATACTCTGATTCGCTTATTTCGATAACTTCACGCGGTACTATGTCAAGATTCCATATTTTGCAATAGTGGCGCGCTCCCTTTTCCGCTTCCGTTTTTGTCTTGTATGTTCCTATTGTTTCGCTATAATCTGAAAAAATAACTTTAAAATACTTCATGTTTTCTTATCCCTTCTCCCGGCCGGGTCTTCTATATTTCCGGCCGGGCTTCCGTTGTCTTTATGCGTTCAATATGTATTCAGCGGCTTTTTCAGCTTGTGCGCTTGCTTGAATAATCATTTTCGGGTCATTCTTCAGTGCTGTCATCCAGTTCTGAAGATAGGCTGTGCTATTCCTGAATGATGATTCAGTTGTTAAGCCGGCTTGACTGTTCAGGAAGCAAGAGCCTATTTCCGCAACTAATTCTTCCTTGCTGTATTCTTTACTACCAAAAGCGGCCTTTTTGCCGGTTGTCTTGCGGTTGCATCTTGATTCCTTGCTTGTGCTGTGTGTCAATTCGTGGAAAGCTGTGCTGTAATATTCGGCTATCGCTTCAAACTGTGACATATGCGGTATCACTACTTCGTCAAAAGCCGGTGAATAGTACGCTTTGTCGCTTCCCTTCAAGACTGTAAACTTCGGCGCGTCCTTGCTTGTGATATAGTTTTCAATTATTGCTTCGGCCGCTTCTTCCGGCTGTAAATCTGATTCCGGGGCTTCGTCCTTCGTCCAGTTATGCTTCGGGGTCATTCCTTCACACTGTGTTAAGATATTGAAAACTCTGTAATACCTTAAAGCAAAGGTTGTTTTCGTTTCTTCGTTTCCGTCTTCGTCTGTCAATATGTTTCCGTCTTTATCCGTTATCGGCTTGTCTTCAACTATCCAGCCAGCTACTATTGTGCTTTTTTCTCCCTTCTTAACCTTGCCGCCGGCCTTCTTTATCTGTTCAAAGGTTGCAAATTCGCCAGCTTCAAAGCCCAAAAGCATCTGATTCATAAAGTTGTAACGCTTTCCGTTGCTGTAACTGTACGCCGGGAACATTTTGTTCATTCCGTCTGTGCTCCATGCGTTTGAGTGCCAAGGCTTCACCCAAGGAATAACGCCTTCATTCATTTTTGCGATAATCTGTTCTGTGATAACTTCGTAACTTGTCATTGTCTTTTTCTCCCTTCGTTGGTTGTGTTGGTTGTTGGTTTAATACTCCGCGTCCTGATAAGCCCAGTTAAGACGCTGTTCTAATTCTTCAATATCACCGTATAATCTAGCTAATTCGTCATTGTCTTCGCCGGCTTCAACGGCCTTGTTATAGCGGTCTTTTGCTTCTTCGATAAGTTCTCTTATGAATCCGGGGTTTTCATAATCACGATACATTGTCTTTCTCCCTTCTTTACTTTGCTACTTTTAACAGCGTTTCCAGTGCTTCTAATTCTGTGTTGTGCTGTTTTCTTTCATAGTTTGCGACACGCTGTGTTTTAAGTGTCTTTATCAGTGATTCGATTCCAGCTTTGTTTAGTGTGTCGCTGTCCTTTAGCTTCATAACTTTGTATGCTTCCTTAACTGTCATGTTGTTTACTTCCTTTCTTTTTCTTCCGGGGCTGTCTTCCTTCTCAAGTCGCCGGCCGTTTTCAGTCGTGCGGTTGTGCTTCGGGGGGTGTTGCTCCGTGTCTAACTCTGTGTTATGGCTATAATATAACACTGTGTTATATGGCTGTCAACCCCTTTTTTGAAATTTTTTTAAAAGTTTTTCTGATTAGCTGGAAAGCCCGTAAAATCAAGCAAAAGTAAATACATTTATATTGATTAGTACGTTGGAAACAAAAAAACGGCGTGATATTATAAAAAATAGGAAGGCCGCCGGAAGGGGTCTTCTTTTTATGTAATAGGAAACAAGGATAAAAGACCATGACAGAGAATACAACGAATAACAATAGCATATTGGGTGAAGTTATCCGGCCTTGTATTGATAGTGATAATGTATGTATCACTAAAGACGGGGTAAAGGTGTATGACTGTGTTCTTAATGATAATGGGAATATATCCGGAAAAACTGAAGACGGAAAAAAAGCATTATATGTATTCGCTAAAGATAGCTGGTATTTTGGCAGTGATATAGGACGTTATAACAACCTTGTTTCACTAGCTGATAGGACGGATGAAGAACGGAAGTATTACGGAAGTATAGGCGGTCTAAAAGCTAAAGAGAATAGGGATGCTAAAAAGAATATCAATGACCTTGCCAAAGCTATGTTGGAACAGACCATGACGGAAGGACAGATAAAAGCAATACTGGGAGAAGATACCAACGTCCTTTTAGATTCCAGTGTTGCTTCTGTTATGCTAGGAGCTATGATAAAGAGCGCATTAAACGGAAGCTTTAAGGCGTTTGAAGCTGTACGCGACACGGCCGGTTATCGTCCTAAAGATATCAGTCAGGTTGATTTAAATGCTTCCTTAACTGAAGCTGATAAAAGTCTTATTGATAAAGCTCTGAAGACCGGGTGATTCTATAAGAATATTTCACGGCGTGACGTTTTCGGGGTTTGTGTGCGTGCGCGTATGACCGCAAACCGCGTAAATACGGGCGTTGTGCGATTCGGTGCGCAAAACAATAGATTCGCGCATAGTTGAAAACGGGCTTCAGGCGTTCGCTTCACGCGCGCGCGTATAGCATAAGAAGCGATTCGCTCCGGGCGTCGTTGGCCTTCCGTGCTGGCGTGTACCCGTGCGAGTGTGTACGCGGTCGCGTGTCGGCGTGTGTGCTGGCGTGTATTGTATATGAAGCAACGCCGCTGATTTTTTCCGGCGATTTTTTTCCGGCCTTCCTATGCGTACCCGGCCGGGTGTACCCCCGTGCGCACCCCCATGCGCAAAAACGCGCGCGCGAATTTTAGGAACTATAAGCCCCGTCAGAAAATTTTATAAAAATTTGCAGGGAATGGACTATCGAGAGAAAATCGAAGCGATACGGGAGAATGAGATTCAACGGTGTCGCAACAATATTGAATATTTTATTGACAATTATGGTCACATTGAAGATAAGGATGCGGAAGAACTGATACAGCCTTTTGTGATGTGGAAAGAACAGAGAGAAGCATTACAGTCGGTCATGGCGCATAAGATGAACGTAATCTTGAAAGCCCGTCAGTTAGGAATTTCATGGTTAGTTGTTCATGTAGCGGCGCATACCTTATTGTCACCCGGTAAAACGGTTATCGGTTTGTCAAAGACCGAGGAAGAAGCGAAAGAGCTTGTACGCCGTTTAAAGGTAGTCTTTACTTGGTGTCCTGAACTGATAGCAGATAAGGACTTCTTACCGGCGAATTGGCAAGGCATTACGTTTAAAGCAACAGCCTTAACACTGACTGTTTACTATCCCAATGGTAAAGAAAGCGTATTTAAAGGACTTGCATCATCACCGGGAGCTGGACGTTCTTTTACAGCTAACTTGATAATATTCGATGAATGGGCGTTCCAGCAATTTGCCGAAGAAATATGGCAAGCTGGTTTCCCTACTATAAACAGACCTAGTGGTGGTAAAGTCATTGGACTTTCTACTATTGAAAGAGGGTCATTATTCGAGCAGATATTCACTGACCCGGATAATGGCTTTAATAAGATATTCATTCCGTGGTATGCAGACCCTAGACGTGATGATGAATGGTATAAGAAGACCAAACGCGCTTTGGGTGATTTAATCACGGCAGAGTACCCGGCCACGATAGATGAAGCCTTAATGGTACCCGGCGGCGCATATTTCCCGGAAGTTACCAAAGATACCCATGAGGTAGACGAGGAACCGATAGGAAAAGTAAGGCGATACATAAGTATTGACTATGGTTTAGACTGTTTCGCCGCTATATGGTACACAATGGACGTTTTTGGTCATGCACAAGCATACAGAGAGTTATCGCAGTCTGATTTGACAATAAGTCAGGCGGCAGAAATGCTTCAATATATGTCGGCTGGTGAACATATAGATATGTATTTAGCACCTCCCGATTTATGGAATAGGCGACAAGAAACTGGTAAATCAGTGGCAGATATCTTCGCAGAACACGATATCATTCTTGTTAAAACGTCAAACGACATATTTAACGGTTGTATGATGATGAAAGAGTGGTTGCGCGTTCCTGAAAATGGAAACCCGGATTTAACCTTTTTGCGTGACTGTTGCCCTCAAACTATCAAGTGTTTACAGAAAATACAAAAAGACAAGAACAAACCTAAAATATACGCAAAACAGCCCCATGATTTAACGCACCTAGTGGATTCACTTCGTGCGTTTTGTATTTATTGGACTAAAGCCCCTAGAGCTGAAAAGAAAGAAGACAAGAAGCCAAAGTGGTCAAAGGACTTAATAGAGGACTGGAAGCGCGCAAGTAAAGAGATAAAGGCACTTATGATACAGCAACTAGGAGAACCTAGGCTATGAAATGGTTTAAGAGAACTATGGATAAAATACTTAATCCCGAAACAAACAAAAAACTGTTAGACTGGCAAGCCAAGTACGAAAATGCAAAGACGAAGTATGCCGATGATTTAAGCACAATGACGACATACGAAAACTATTATGAAGGCGATAAAAAGGTAGCAAACCTTAACGGTACTGGATATGCGGCTAAAGGCGCGATAAATGTACGAAATATCGTGTATGAATTGATAGAATCCCAGGTTGATGTATCAGTTCCGATGCCGAAAGTTACCGCAGTACATGAAGAAGATGCGGAAATGGCAAAGAAAATAGAGCAGTTTCTTGAAAATGAAACAAGATTACTCGGATTTTCAGCGTTAAATGACCTCCAGGAGAGAGTTGTACCGATTCAAGGCGGTGATTTCTTCCTTGTAGAGTGGGATATTACCAAAGGTTACCACTGTAACATGGGTGATTTGGCGATTTCTACTGTTCACCCCCGTCAGGTTATACCCCAGCCAGGCATAACAGAAGTAGACAAAATGGATTATATCTTCACAAGAACGTCACAGACGAAAGATTACGTTAAAAGACGGTTCGGTAAGGACGTTTCCGAAGAAGACGAAACTGATAAGGACATAAGAGAAAGTGTTGTATCGGAAGATATTGTTACAGTTATTACTGCTTACTACAAAAATACAAAGGGTGGTATCGGTTTATATCGTTGGTGCGGTGATGTGGTTTTGGAAGACCTTGAAGATTACCAGGCTAGACGCATTGAGGTTTGTGAAAAGTGCGGAAAGCAGAAAGCAAATGATTCGGACGTTTGTGAATGTGGCAGTAAAAAGTTTAAAGAAACCGAAGATGCTAATGAAACGATTACTTTAATCACCGAAGACCTTGTTATAGACCCCATGACGGGGCAGGAAATAGCCACACAGAGCGAAAAAGAGATAGACATACCTTATTATAAGCCTTCGGAGTTTCCGTTGATTTTAAGGCGCAATATAACGCGTGACAAGCACCTTTTAGGTACTTCTGATGTAGCAGTTATCGCTGACCAGCAGGAAACCGTCAAGAAACTCGGTTCAAAGATAAATGAAAAGCTCTTAAAGGGCGGTTCATACGTTACTTTACCTGAAGATTTAGGCGTTGAAACTACTGACGAAGAATTTAAGGTTATTCGTGTTAAAACCCCGGCAGAAAAGGGCTTAATAGACGTTATAACCGTTCAGGCTGAATGTGGTCAGGACAGAATAGTCCTTGAAGAAAACTACCAGTGGGCTAAATCCGCTTTAGGTATCACGGATTCATTTCAGGGTAAATACGATTCTTCCGCTTTATCAGGTACAGCTAAACAGTATTCTATAAATCAGGCGGCCGGTCGTTTGGAATCAAAGCGTGTAATGAAGAATCAGGCGTATGCAAAGCTATATGAAATGATGTTCAAGTTTGCTTTGGCGTATGCAGATGAACCGATACCCGTAATCACAACGGGAACAGACGGTGAAACAATATATTCACACTTTGACCGCAAAGATTTCCTGAAGATAGACGCGGCAGACACCCCTTATTGGAATGACGAGTTTATCTTTGAAACAGACCCGACTTCTACACTCATGGTAAATCGTGAGGCTATGTGGAATCAGGCTGATATGAAGTTACAGAGTGGTGCGTTCGGACAGTTAGGCGACCTTGAAACTAATTATCTGTACTGGCTTGAACAAGAGCGTAACAGCTATCCTCATGCCGGTGAGATAAAGAGAGTTATAGAGCAGAGATTAGAAGAACAGAAGCAGATGCAACAGCAGTTAGAAGCACAGCAAATGGGGGATATGTCAAATGTTATGCCCGAAATGTAATATCGAAGCAAGAATAACAAAAGTACGTCAGGCGTTTAACACTGAAGAACAGAAGCTTTACAGATATGTTGAGTTTACTTGTTACAACAAGAAATGCCCGGACTACGAAAAGGTAATCGCCACGGCGAAAGATGAGTTACCCGTGGATATAGAGTAGTTAGAGAAGCATCCGCAAGGGTGCTTTTTTAATGCAAATAAATCGCATCAATAGCGCAAAAATGAAAAGGAGAAATTGAATATGGAAGAAAATGAAAACCTCACTAGCGAAGATTTTATGGCAGAAAGCCCTGAAACTTTAAGCGCAGAAATGTCGGAAACCGCTGAACCGAACACTAACGAGGAAGGTACAGAGGTTGAACAGACTGAAGAAACACCCGTTGAACAGCCTGAACAGCCGGAAGTACAGAACGTGGACGTAAATGCTATCTATGCAGAAGCAAGAAGAACAGCCGAAGCAAACGCCCGGAAAGCGCAAAAAGCCATTGACGAAGAATACGTCAGAAGATTCGGCCATTTAAATAACCCGGTCACGGGTCAACCCATACGTTCACAAGCTGATTATTTAGCGGCACTTGACGCACAAGAAGAAATGAAAGCAAAGGCTAAACTTCAGGAGCAAGGCATTGACCCTTCTCTTATTGATAACGCAGTTGCTAATAGCCCTATTGTCCGTCAGGCGCAGACAGTAATGGCACAAGCAAAACAAGAACAGATTTTCGGTCAGATAGGTGCAGAAGTACAGATACTTCATCAGATAGACCCGTCTATCAATACTGTGTTTGACGTTCCACCAGACGTAGTAAACATAGTCACCCGAAGCAACGGAAACATAAATCTTGTTGATGCTTATAAAATAGCTAACTTTGGGAAAGTATCACAGAGCCAGCAAGAAGCCATTAAGCAGACCGCTATAAATCAGGCAAAGGGGAAACAGCATTTAGCCCCCGTAAACGGTGTAGCAACACCCGATGAAGGCGTTGAAATACCCGAATCTGAATTGACTATGTGGAAAGATATGTTCCCGGATAAGTCAAAAGCAGAGTTAAAGAAGTTATACAACAAAACATTACAGTAAAGGAGAAACACTATGTTTAAGTTATTTAAAAAGGACGCTGGTATTCCCATTGTTAAAGAGATACCGGCCGCCGCTGGAACATACGCAGTTGGTCAGACACTTGGTTTTAACGCTTCAGGACTGTTAGAGCAGTCAGGCGGTACTAATGTGCCTGAATATATTTGTGCTTGTGCTACAAGCGTAGCTAGTGGATTTGCTATCGCAGTAAATCCCGTTTATAAGGATGTTGAATATATCACGACCTTCAGTGCAGACGGTACTTCTATTAAGGCCGGTGAGAAGGTAACTATCTCTACAACCTTTGATAGCGTAACAGCAACAAAGACTAACGGAGTTGCAGAAGTAATTGAAAAGCTTGGTACTGGCGCAACTGGTACAGAAGTTATCGTAAAGTTTTAAGAAAGGATAGGTAACAAACTATGGCTATTGTAATTTCTAAAAATAGTGGACTTAATGATGACCTTTGGAAGCCGGTAGCGCAGGTACTCAACGCAGTCCTTTTAGACACAGATTCAGAAAAGACAGAATACGATAAGCTTGTTTCTAACATAGCTATCGAAAAGAAATCAAAGAAGTACGCTGAAAAGCAGTCAAGCGTAACATCACTTTCAGACTTCTCTATCAAGAACGAAGGTGACGTAGCACCCCTTGATGATTTTCAGGAAGGCACACCGAAGCTCATCGTTCACAACACCTTTGCTAAAGAGGTTATTCTCACAAGAGAAATGCGTGACGATGCAGATATTGACGCTATGAAGACAACTGTTAGAAACCTTGCTGTTTCTTACAAGAGGTCAAGAGCTAACTTCCTTACTCACTATCTTTCAACCGAAGCTTCTACCTTCTCATACGGTGGAAAGACCGGCCTTGATAGAACAACGGGTGACGGAAAGTCGCTTTTCGCAACTGACCACAATTCAGTAAAGGCAGACGTAGCTACACAGTCTAACGTATTCACGAACGCATTTTCATCTAATATGCTTATTCGTCTTGCTTCTATCGGAAGAAACTTCAAGAACGAATCAGGTATCGTTACTGGATATGCTTTCAACAAGATTATCATTCCCGGAAACTGCTGGGAGCTTGAAGAAACAATTAAGCGTCTTATCGCTTCTGACCACATAATTGCTTCTAACAACAACGATGTGAACACACAGAAGGGTAAGTGGGAGCTTGTTGTTGACCCTCTTTGGGAAGCCGCTTCAGGCACAGCACCTTATATCCTTATGTCAGACGAAGCAAACAAGGCTTACAACGCACTTCCGTTCTATGACAGAGTTGCACTCGATGTTAAGAACGATGTTAACATTCATAGCCGTGACCTTATTTACAACGGTTATGCTCGTATGGGTATAGGATGTAACAACTGGAGAGCGTTCATCATGGGTGGCGCATCCGCTGGTACAACACTTTCATAAGATTTTATCTGTTCATTTTAGACCTCACAGTATGGGAAAACCCCGTATCATTTTGGTACGGGGTGAAACCCATAGGAAAGGAAAATCATGATTTCTAGCACACTCAAAGTCGGAGATAAATTCACAGATTTAAACAGAACATTCGAGGTTCTTTCAGTAGTAGAGCCGGGCGTTTATATTTCTAAATGCGTAAAGGTAGAGCAGATAGAATTTGCTACTAATGAGCCGGTTAAGAAAGAAGAAGCTAAAGAGGAATCACAGCTCGATAGTTTTAATAAATACACAAAGACGGAAATAAACAGACTTAACGTATCAGAGCTTGAAAAGGTTTGTGACCAGCTTGGCCTTGAAAAAGGCACTGGAACAGCTATGAAAAAAGCAATTATTGAGAAGTTAGGTTTATAGGAGATAAATCATGGGAACATGGCGTGATGTAAAACTTAAAACTTTGCAGAAAATGTTTGCCACGAATAACGGTTCAACAAACATTCCCACTGATAACAACACAAGAGAATATTTAAGTGCTATGCCCGGTGCGGCTAATGAAGCGTTACAGATGCTTGCAACAGCCGGTAAGTTCATTATAAAGAGCATAGATATAGCCCATATTCCCGTAAGAAATTACGTTCCACAAGGCGAAAAGATACAGACAGTAGAATCAGGTGAGATATATTACGAAGCTGATAAGATACATTCTGTTTACTATGAGGTTATGGGTAAAGGTACACTGACTATCAAAATCGGTGATGAAGAAACAGAAGAAGAATTTGATTCAACCGAGAACGGCAGTCATGGTTTTGTACCCGTAAAGAAGCTTATTGAAAACCCGGACAACCTGAAGGTGTCATTAAAGTTTTATAGTGATTATCCTTTATCGCTCAAAAACGTAGCTATGTATATGGCTAATTATGCAAGTGCAGATGACATTCAGCCTTTTTCACAGAATATCAGATACAACTTGCCTGATTTAGCACCTGATTATTACATGGTAGACCTTGAACACGTTATATACGAAGGTGACAAGGATATATCAAGATACAAGGCAACAAGCGATTTCTTTCAGGAAGGTTTCAAGGTTTTAGTTTTACCTAGAGATATTCCCGGAAATTACAAGGTATATTACAAGGCATATCCGCAAGAGATAACCCTTGATACCCCGGATGATGAAGTATTGTCACTTGACCCTGAAGTAGAAGCTTTGTTGCCGTTATATATGGCATCACAGCTTTATAAGGATGACGATGCTGGAATATCAACAGTTTATAGAAATGAATTTGAGGTAGCGTTTGAAAGACTTAAAGATTCTGTCAGCGCACCCTCATCTGAACGATTCACAAGTGAGAGTGGGTGGATTTAAATGTCAGTTTCTTTCAAAGTTCCCAAAAGCCCGGCAAAGAGCGTTTTAACAATAGATACATTTCTTGGTGCAGATTTTACTAACTCACCGGCATCATGCGAGAACACAAAATCACCGAACACGGTAAATATGATTCGTGACGTTCCCGGCAAAATCCGTAAGTGCATGGGCTATGAAACGATAGCAACCTACAAGGACACAAACGAAGCGCAGACACCTTTACAGATAAATGGTTTTCACATGATGCGTAACGATAACTATGGACTGGTACACGCTGGAACGAAATTCTTTTACAAGGGTGCGGTAGTTTATACCGGGGCTAATGATGCAAGAAGTAAGTCATGGGAATTTGAAAACAAGTTGTATATCCTTGACGGAAAGAAATTTCTTGTAGCCGAAAAGACCACAGTGGGCGGCGCAGAAACCTTTAGCGTTCAAACAGTAGAAAGCGTGGCGTATGTACCGCTTGTAACTATTTCAAAAGACCCTGAAGGCGGTGGCGAACCGTATGAAGACCTGAATCTTTTGACACCGGCATTTACAGAACAGTTCCTTGGTAAAGCTGGAATATCTGATTATAACTTATCTTTTCAGAATCTTGACGAAACACAGCCTACGGTATGGCTTTTAAATAGTAGCGGTGAATGGGTAGAGCAAACATACGGTACAGCGTATTCAATAAACTACGCAACTGGCGTAGTTCACTTTTCAAGCCCACCCGGAGTTAGCCCTTTAAGTGGTGAAGATAACGTCAAGATACAAGCATATAAAACAAATTCAGGTTATGCAGACAGAATAAACAAATGTACGTTTGGTACTCTGTTCGGCGTAAACGGTGCGCTTGACAGACTATTTGTTTCCGGGAATCCCGATTACATAAACTATGACTGGTATTCAGGACAGTATGACCCTACATACTTTACAGATACTTCTTATTCCATGTTAGGTAGTTCAGCTAGTGCGATTATGGGTTATTCCGTAATTTCAAACTACTTGGCCGCGCATAAAGATTACATGGAAAAAGACCAAAACATAATCTTGCGTGAAGGTGACTTGGTAGAGAACGAACCGTCATTCCGTATTATAAACACGCTACAAGGGGCTGGAGCAGTCGGAAAATACACGTTCGCATATTTGTCTACCGAACCTCTTTTCCTCACTAAAAACGGCATATACGCAGTTACAGCGCAAGATATAACGGGTGAGAAATACGCACAGAACCGAAGTTATTTCTTGGACGGAAAACTTCTCGAAGAAAACCACATGGAAAATGCGTATGGTTTTGTCTTTAAGGAAATGTATTGGTTATGTCTTAACGGAGTAGCATATATCCTTGACGGACTTCAGCCAGTACATACAGATAAGTCAAGACCGTATTCAACAAGACAGTATGTAGGATTTTACAGAACCAACTTACCAGCAAGGGTAATGTGGGAGCAGGACGAGCGACTTTACTTTGGAACAGAGGACGGTAGAGTTTGCAGATTCCATAAAGATAAATATTCATTGAGTTCATACAACGACGACGGAGAAGCCATAGAAGCAATGTGGGAAACCCCCGACATTGACGGAAAGTTATTCTACAAGAATAAGACATTAAGATACATAGCCGTAAAACTAGACGCGGCACTGGCAACGTCAGTTGGAATATGGGTAATGAATCGTGGAATATGGCAGTTCGTAAAGAAAGACGAATCTTCGGGAAGATATCTTTCATTTATGAATCTTGTATTTTCAAAGTTTTCATTCAGTGCAGACCAAACACAACACACAATTCCTACGAAAGTAAGGGTTAAAAAGGTTGACAAGTTTAGGTTAAGGCTAACGAATGATGAAATAAACGAGCCTTTTGGAATATATGATATTGCTTTTGAGTATGTCGAGAACGGCAACTACAAAGGATAAGGAGTAGATTATGGCTTTAACAAAAATCACAGAAGCGGATTTAGTGAATAAAGGTGTAGTTGGTTTGCCCGACACACCTGGACTTTCAACTTCCGAAATGCAGGAGAAGTTTGACGAGATAGCCCTTGACGTTATCGTACCGAAACACAATACGTTAGTAGACGAGTTAGAGGATTTAGGCGTTGAGAGTAAAGTCGGTTCAGATACTATCACGAATATCCGCACAAACGCAGATATGGCTATTGAGGTATCAACAGACGGTGGTGAAACGTATGTAGGTACGGCATCAAGCGGTCACAGAATTGAGGACGGAAACGGATATATATATCCTAACCGTTCAAGATTACAGTTTTCTTCAAACGTAACGATAACGGATAACCCCGAAGGAAATGCAACATTCTTATCAGTTGCTAACGGTGAAAAGGGTGATAAAGGTGATGCCGCTACCATAGCAATAGGAACGGTTGAAAGTGGTGTTACCCCAGCAGTTACGAATACTGGTTCTAACACAGATGCTATTTTCAATTTCACATTCCCTAAAGGTGATGCCGGTAGTGCCGCTACTGTTCAGGTAGGTACGGTCACAAGTGGTGCTAATGCTTCCGTTACAAACAGAGGTACATCATCAGCCGCTATCCTTGATTTCACACTTCCTAAAGGTGACCAAGGTGACCCTGGTACTGGCCTTACAATTTTAGCATCATACAATACGTTATCAGACTTGCAGAGCGCACACCCTACTGGTCAGAGAGGTGATGCTTACTATGTTGAAGCAAACGAACACGTTTATATATGGGACGTTGACAATTTAGCGTGGGAAGATATAGGCGCAATAAAGGGCGCAAAAGGTGACACGGGTAGTGCGGCTACGATTACAGTCGGAACAGTAACTACTGGCGCAACGGCTAGTGTTGTCAATAGTGGTACAACAAGTGCCGCAGTCCTTGACTTCGTATTACAGAAGGGTGACAAGGGTGATACTGGTAATACTGGAACAATAGCAGTTGGTAGTGTTACAAGTGGTGTTACCGCAAGCGTAACGAATAGCGGAACATCAACGGCGGCAGTATTTGATTTTGTTTTACCTAAAGGAGATAAGGGCGATAAGGGTGACCCTGGAAACGCTATACTTCCTCATTTCAGAATCACATCAGACCACGGTTCAACAGTCACAATAACAAAGGGTGCTATTGAGGTAGCCGCAGTAGAAACATCAAGTGGCATCTATGAAGCAGACGTACCCGAATATGGAACATATACAGTTACTTCCGTATATAGCGGTCAGACCACAACAAAGACAGTCGATGTAGACACAGTAAAGGTATACACAACTAATGTTTCAATACCAGTAGGAACGATTATAGTAACATACCCCGTTGGTGCAACTTGTACTTGTGTAGGCCAAGGAGAGAGTTACACGGCTACGGCTAACCCTGAAACATTTACTGTATATCACCTTGGCACGTTTGTTATCACAGTTTCAAAAGACGGTGACACGGCAAGTGAGAACGTAACTATCACAACACAAGGACAGAGCGAATCTATCACGATAGACCTTATTCCTGACGGAAGTACAGTTACACCCACAGACGATGTTCAGACGTGGTTAAAGTGCGCAGGGATAAAGGATAAGACCACATACACAACCTTGTCTGATGTATTAGCCGATTCCGTTACGTTTAATGCGCTCTTGGGTGATTCAAATGCTTGTGCTTATATGGCAAGGTGTGAAACATGGGCTGAGGGGCTTGTTCCTAAAATGACTAGCAATACCACTCCTAGTGGAACGGCAAGCGCAAAGAGTGTAATTGATAGTAGTCATATGGCTTACATGGCTTTTGACGGTAATGTAAGTACATTTTGGGAATCAGCAGGTGAATCATCTACTGACATATATGTTCAGTATGAGTTTGCGAATCCTGTTACAGTAAAAGCTTTAAAACATACTGTTTATAAAGATAGCAATTCAAGCAACCAAGTTTATAGATTAGTTGCATCAAACGATAATTTTGTGTCAGATACAAATACGTTGCTTGCGGAAACCACACAGACAACGTATGTAGATTCACAGTCATTTTGGCATAGTTTTGAAAATACAACGGCCTATAAATATTATCGTTTCTATGTAACTAATGGTGTATTTCAAGGTTCTTACTATTCTTCCGTCAGAGAACTTCAATTATATGCCGCAGACATATGTATTACCGACAACCAGTACGCCATGAACCTCATCGGACAGTACGATGTATGTTGTGATGCGTTGTTAGGGAATAGTACATGGGCGAGTGCGATTGTGGCGAGTGCGTATGCTGATTATGTTTTGAGTGGTCGTGGTCTTGTGCCGATAATGACAAGTGATACGACACCGAGCGGTGTTGCAAGCGCAAGTAGCGTATTAACAACAGGATATGAAGCATATTTAGCATTTGATGATAACGTATCAACCGCATGGCACGGTGTAGTAGGTGTTCCTCAATGGATAGAGTATCAATTCCCGACCGCGGTAAATGTAAAACTTGTAACATTAAAAACTTCGACCGCAGTAAAAGGCCCGAAAACGTCAAAGATTCAGTATTATGACGGAAGTGATTGGGTAGATTACAGTAATGATGCTTCTTTTGCGGATTGCACAACGGCAAACACATTATATGGCAAAGCATATAGCACCAACATAAATGCAACGCGCTTTAGATTGTACGTTACAGAATCGAATTATACGCACGAGGGCAATCAGTACGTTACATTTGCAGAGTTACAGTTCTACGGGGCAACAGGTTCACGAGAGTACATCCACGGCACATACAACGAAACCGCATACTATCTTGACGGAGCAACACAAGTACCTATCTCAAATCCTAGTACACTTGATGCGGGAACATACACGTTTGGAAGTACAGTAGCAAAGAATCCCGATAGCCTTGCAACGGACTATACAAAGTCTATAAGGATAACCCCGAATACTGTTGAAGTTGTGTTAAGACCTGATAAGAGTTTGTATTGGTATGGTTATAAGTCAAGTAATAGCGAAATAGTAAGCACCTCAAACGGGTGGAGTGTAGAGAGTTATACCAACGGAACTGTTACCGAGAATCAGCAGAATATATCATTATCAACCGCATCGCATACTTTCGGCGGTTTCGGTAATAAGAGTGCTATTTCATTTACTAAAGGGAAGTGTATTTATACAGGAGTATCAGATGATAGCGGGAGTTATGGCCACTTAATGACTACCTCTACTAAAGCGTATAGCGCAAGCAACAGGACTATATTCTCATCTTCTGGACTTGCCTCTTATGAAATAACAAACACATCAGATAGTTATTTATGTGTAGAGGGATTTAACGGGGCTGGTGGCAACATACACGCCCTCTGGTACGAATAAGGAGAACACATGATGCTAGGTTTTGACGAAGAACAGGAACAACTTGATTTCGTTCAGCCGCATGAAAAGATACCATGTACGATTATAATAGGAGAACACATGAACTACGAACTTGAAATCAATAAACTCAAAAATCAATTACAGAACTTGCAAGACATAGTATTACAGATGTCTAGGAATAGCGTTCCCACTACTAGTAAGGTTGATGATACCGCTAATCAAGTTAAGGCTATCACTCCTTATACTGACACAAAGACCGCATACATAGGAGATACAAGCGTTTATTTCTTTGATGTGCCAAATGGCAACTTAACAGTGTACGGACTTGATACTTACAAGACCATACGAACTAGTTATAATGCGGTGCTGATAGAGTGGGAAACACCGCTTGAAGAAGTAACCGAAGTAACTATATCAATATCGTGAAATATGCGATTTCAAGATTTTCACTTGATTATATGAGAGAAAATCACAAATTAAGGAGGATAAACAATGAAATACTACATTATGACCATTGAACAGTACACCGCACAGGGCGCAGAAGCAAAGTCTGAACAGAGCAAGGTTGAGAAGAAGAACACCTACGATTCAGCACTTTCATACTTCTATAACACCTTAAAGACCGTTGCAGATTCAGCCGCACACAACTTCTTGGATATCAAGATAGTCCAGTCTGACGGAGGAATTATCAAGAAAGACGTTTATGGCAAATACGTTGACGAGGAATAAAGCATTGACTTGTAACGGCTAGGGCATAATATTATAATGAGTTATATAAGGAGAAGAACATGAAACAAAAACCTGAAAACGTAACACCTTGTATACATGGTAATTTATGCAGAGCATATTGGAGAGAAAAGCACGTTATATATTCTATCAAATGCCCTAACTGTAAATTTTATGTTCCAAAAGAATCTAAAGACACAATAGGTGGAATAAAAGTCTTTGTCAGATGACGCAGAAAGAAACAACGGAGTAGCACATGGAAACAACGATAGTATCATCGCTTATAGAGGGGGGCGTTACCGTACTTGGTAGCGTCCTTGCTTTATATGGTCTGATATATACAACTAAAAAGAAAGCACTTTCAACGCTAGAGGAAAAACTCGAAAAACATCGTGAAGAATATCTGACACGGATAGATGCGGTTGAAAATTCTATATCAGCAATAAAGGCAGACAATGACAAGTGGCAGAGTGTGATTCGAGTTGAGATACAAACACTTTCAGATAGACAAGAAAAGAACAACAAAGTCATTGAACGGACTTTCCATTTAGAGGAACGTGCTAGTGTACTGGAAGAAAAGGTGCGTGTTGCTAACCACAGAATAGAGGACTTGGAAAAGCATGAGTAAAGACTATAAAGCGTTTTGCGAATGGGTAGCAAGTGAGATTATAGACGAGGAATTGTGGGAATTAAACCACGGAGCGTTTGCGGAAATTGCTTGTCGGAAGTTAAACAAACTTGGCATTGTCAAAAAAGAGGGCGATATGTGGGTATATGAAAATGAAAAAGCCTAAACTCAATACCATTGACAAGATACTTATTTTCTGTACGGTCTTGTTGCTGATATTCACAATTACAATGATAGTTTTATTCTGTATTTTCCAAAGCGTTCCTGATACTCTTATCGGAGCGTTTTTTGGTGCGTTCGGAATTGAAACTATCAATACGGTTATGATTTACAAGGATAAGAAAAGGAGAACAAGGAATGGACTGGAAAGAGAAGATATTTAGCAGAAAATTCATGTTGTGTTGTGCCGCTTTTCTCGGTTCGGTAGCAACTTCTATCAGCGGTATCGTGACTTCTAATCAGACTATCACGATAATCGGTACTGTGTGCGGTATTCTTTCAGCCGCTTTGTATGCCTTTGCCGAAGCATGGGTAGACGGAAAAGCAGTCGAGAAAAGAATCGACATTGACAAAAGTGAGGGAGAATGAAACGCATATTGGTCATGGTAGGGTTATCTGTACTATTCACCTTATCCATGAACATACTACGACATATCTTCACAGATTATAGGTAACAATTATGAACGCTGGTGGAACTAAATTATTTTAAATATGATACGAAATCCCCATTGGTAGTTCCTTATTGGGAACGAGTGCGCACGAATCCATAAGGGGATATTAGTATATGAACCCAGCACACCTCTCAACGATGTGTCCCACGCTGGGTATTTTTGATGTGGAAGCCCTATCGTGTGTCCACTTATAGAAACTCTCCACATATAGAAAATTACATACCATGTTTGCGGTAGGGCTTTTACTATGAAACTTATCGGTGGAATACTTTTCACTTTAATCTTTATATTGGTAACAAATAATGACAGTAAATGAACTAATTGCGATAGCAAAAGCTGAAATCGGGGTAAAGGAATATCCACCCGGTTCTAATCAGGTCAAATACAATAATTGGATGTATGGCAGAAATGCTAGTGAGCCTTGGTGTGCATCGTTTGTTGCTTGGTGCTTTAAAGGTTCAGG